CGGCGCTGAAGAAGGTGACAAGCGCTGGCGTGACTTTGGTCGCCTTGTTGGTACGACGTCTACCGGGTCTAAGGTTCCGCCCAACATTCGTAACGCGTCGTTTTACATGGCGCTAAGCCCGGAAGATCGTGTGCGTGTCGGCACGGCGGTTGCGCAGGGCGGAGGAACGCCTGCGGCGGTTGCAGAGAAACTCGGCATCCGGGTGCCTAACATGCCCGACAACTACCAGTACGGCCACAAAATGCAGCGCAACCAGGCGAGCAACGTTGTTTCGTATGAATCCGGAGGCTGGAACCCTGAGATCCCAGAGGGTTTGAGCGGGACGGAGTTGAACGATTATCTGAAGGCTAACCCGAAAGTGAAGGGGTTTGGCAATGACTTGCTCGGCGACGATAAAAATATCGCCGCAGACAAGCATTTTATGCGTATTTTAGCTATGGGTGACGGCGGTGGAGACTTCCTGTCGGCGCAGGCGCAATTGTCGGCTGAAAATTTCGACGTTGCCGCGCGCGCCATTGGACCGCGAAACATCAAGAACTACGTCGCGACGCGTATCGTGAACGGTAAGCCTGTTCGCGAGGTAAACCTCAAAAGAGCCTTTAAAGATGGTAAGCTAAAAGACCCGTCAGTGTTTCAAGGCATCCCGACTGCGTGGGCTGACACGCCGAGCGGCACTGAGTATGCAGAGCTAGAGCGGTTGGCCGGGATTATGGCAAAACGTTTCAATATGACGCCAGCACAGTTCCAGGCGTCGCTGTGGATGGGCGCAGGAGACGTCACAGGGCTTGCTGACGAGAGCCAAGGCACATTTATGCAGCTACTACGCGGAGCGATCAATAGGCGCGCTGCAGAGCGCGGTATCGAGCCGCAAGACATGCTGATGGACTTTATTAAGAACCGCGCGGTGCTGTCTGCGCCGTTTGCGATCCCGGTTGCCTCGGGCGCGATGAGAGAGCGGGGGCCACGGTAATGGATTATTTGCAGGCTATACACAATCCAAATTTGCCTCCTCACATGCGCGCAGGATATGTAGGCGTCGACTATCTTGGTTTTCCTATGTATCAGAACCTCGACGGCTCTTTGATGTCAGAAAACCCTGAAGCAGCTACAAGCCGTGACGTGACATTTATTGAGCGTGCAAAGGATTATTTAGTCGACAGCGGCGTGCCTAAAACGTCAGTAAATCGCTTGCTAGGCGGCAACCAGCTTGGTGACGGTGCTGGGTATCCAACGAGCACATTAGACAAGATCATGAACAATATTGGTCTGGCTAACGTAATGCCTGTCACCAGCACAGGTATCGGCGCAGCCAAAGTTGCCAGCGGTGAGCCTGAAGGTATGATTGACCTGGCACTGGCGCCTTTAGACTATTTCGGCCTCCGCCATGCCTATCGAGCAGCGCGTCAGGCTCCGGAGCTAGTGGAGCTAACACAAAGCCCTCAGACGCGCACATACTTTCAAGACATCTTGAAGCGTGCGCAGGACAGCCAGGGGCCGATTGGCAAGCAGGTGGACGTGTATGAGCCGGAAGAGTACGAGGGCATGACGCTTATGGCTAGTCCAAATGCCGACGCTGGCTTTGCAATCACGCCTGAAGGTGAGATCGTTTCACTTGTTAAGAACGCGGACAGCTCTATGAAAGGTTTTGCGTCAAAATCACTTGCAGAGGCGGCGCCAAATGGCGGCGTTTTTCTCAACGCGTTTGACACGTTCTTAACGGACTTATATGGAAAGAATGGCTATAGAGCTGTTTCGAGGATTCCCTTTGATGAAGATGTTATGCGGGATAGCATCGGGGATGAGGCGACAGATGCGTTCATGGATGCCGCAAGGGATTACAATGAGGGCAAGCCGGACCTGGTGTTTATGGTCAAAGATCCAGACACCACATCGTATGTGCGAGGCGAAGGAGAAATGCTAGATGATTACATGGTTGCGCGGGGTCGTTTGGACCCGTTTGTTGAGCGTGAGAGACGCCTTTACGAAGACGACATCTTACGACGTTTACGAAGATTATCCACAAGATGATGTAATTCGTGATATACCTCGTAGGTATATTGAAGGATTGAAGCGTCGAGACGCGGAGAGAAAAGGAAAATAAAATGGCCCAGGATATGTCCTTTGAAGACTTTTTCGAGACGATGGACGAAATAGAACTCCAAGGGATCGTCGGCAAAGAAATCGATGACGCGGTCGATTACGTCGACAATTGGGTTAGTCCGATCCGCTCGTTGGCTACCAAGTATTACCGGGGCGAGCCTTTTGGCGATGAAGAGGAAGGCCGCAGCCAAGTTGTCAGCATGGACGTACGGGATACCGTACAGGCGATCATGCCATCACTTATGCGGATCTTTCACGGCAACGAGAAGACGGTGCAGTATGTACCGCAAGGGCCGGAAGATGTTGCCGCGGCGAAGCAGGCGACAGATTATGTTAACTCCATCGTAAATCGCGACAACAACGGCTTCCTGGTGACGCACGCTGCGTTTCAGGATGCATTGATTCGTAAGGTCGGTATTATCAAGGCATACTGGGACGATAAAACCCAGTTTGAGACGCACGATTTTACTGGCTTAGATGACCAGGCATTGGCTATTCTGCAAGCAGAAGAAGGCGTAGAAGTAAACGTCCTGCAGTCAGAAACCATTGGGGAGCCTACCATAGATGAAATGGGGCAGATGGTCATGCCGCCACAAGTTCATGCTGTTCAAGCGACGTACACGCGTCCGGATGGCCGCGTTAAGATCGAAGCGCTACCGCCAGAAGAATTCCTAATCAGCCGTGAAGCAAAAAGCATAGAAGAGGCTGACTTTGTTGCCCACCGTCGCATCGTCACTATCTCTGAGTTAGTGCAGATGGGCTATGACGCTGAGCAGTTCGAGACAATCGGCAGCGTGCACGATGACATGGAAATGAACATTGAGCGCACGACGCGCAACCCGGCGCTACATCACGAGATGAACCAACGCCACGACGACGCGATGCGCAAGATTATGTATGTGGAATCGTATATACGCGTCGACTATGACCAGGACGGGATTGCAGAGCTGCGTAAGATCTGCACCGTTGGTAACTCAAACGAAGTGATTATGAACGAACCGGTCGATATGGCGCCGTTTTGCGCGTTCTGCCCGGACCCCGAAGCACATGACTTTTTTGGCATGTCTGTAGCTGATACGGTGATGGACATCCAGCGGATCAAAAGTAATGTGATGAGAAACACATTAGACAGCTTGGCGATGGCGATCCACCCACGCATGGCGGTGGTTGAGGGCATGGTTTCGTACGAAGATGCCATGAACACCGAGGTTGGTGCTATAATCCGCCAGCGCGCCGCCGGCCAGGTGCAGCCGATCACGATGCCGTTTGTGGGGCAGCAAGCGTTTCCAGTTCTGAGCTACCTTGACGAGATCAAGGAAGCGCGCACGGGCGTCACAAAGGCCTCGCAGGGGCTTGATAGCTCTGCTCTGCAGTCAACGACTGCCGCAGCCGTTAACGCGACTGTGACGCAAGCACAGCAGCGCATAGAGCTAATCGCGCGTATCTTTGCAGAAACTGGCATGAAAGACATGTATCGCATGATCCTGCGCTTGATCGTTAAGCACCAGGACCGTCCGCGCATGGTGCGTTTTAATGAGGATTTTGTTGAGATCGATCCGCGCGTGTGGGACACAAACATGGATGTTTCAGTAAACGTTGCGCTGGGTCGCGGCACTGATGTAGATCGCATGAACATGTTAATGCAGATCGGAAACATGCAGAAAGAGTCAATCATGCAAATGGGTCCAATGAACCCAGTAACTGACTTGTCAAAACTTACTAATACTATGCGCGAGTTTGCAGTGTTGGCTGGATACAAAGACGCTAACCAGTTCTTTAATGATCCGGAAACATATCGTCCACCGCCACCGCAGCCAAAAGAACCTAAAATTGAAGAGCAGCTAGTCGCAGTGCAGATCCAGGAGATCCAGGCAAACATGCAGAAGAAAGCTGCAGAACTGCAAATTGAGCAAGAGCGCATCAGAATGGAAGACGACCGGAAGCGTGATGAGCTAGACGCGGAGCTGTTTATGAAGGCGGCAGAGATGCAGGCGAAGTATGGCACGCAGGTCGACGTTGCGCAGATCAGATCAGAAATGGAAATAAATCGTGAGGTGTTGAAGGCGCAAAACGATGTCATCAAAGGATCGCTAGATGACTAAATCTAAGCAGCAGATCATTGACGATGGAAAGATGGCGGAGCGTCTTCTTGGCGACACAGATCTGGAGCGATTTTTTGAGGAAATGGAAACAGAATGTTGGACCCAGTTTAAGAGTTCGACATACAGTGACACAGCCGCCAGAGAAGCGGCGTATACGAGAGTAGCGGGAATTGAAGCAGTGCGCACCTATCTCAGGGCAATGGTCGATAATGGGACTATTGCGCTAAAATCGAAATGATAGCATAATGCGGAGATAGAAATGGCAGAAACCAACAACCCACAAGGGATTGGCTTGTCAGAAGCACAAAACGCAATCAGCGCCATGATGACACCCCCTGCGGATACTGTCGAGGTAGCTGAAGCAACAGCATCTGAAGCCACAGAGGAGCTAGTTGAAGAGCAGGAGCTTGAGGCTGGTTATGAAGCGGCGGAAGAGGTCGAAGAGTACGAGGAGCAGTCAGAGTACGAGGAAGAATACGATTCTCAGGACATACTTTCCATGCTTGTGGAGGTAGACGGCGAAGAGAAAACCGTAGACGAAATCAAAAATGGCTATCTAAGACACAGCGACTATACCAGGAAAACGCAAGCCCTGGCGGAAGAACGCAAAGCGGTCGACCAGCGAGAGCAGGCAATCCAACAACAAGAGGCACAGTACGCTCAATTACTTCCAGCGTTAGCGCAGAAAATTGAGTCGATGGCGGAACCAGAACCAGATTGGGACAAACTGTACGACACAGACCCCGCACTGGCGCAACGAGCAGAACGTAAGTACAACCAGCAAAAGCAAGAGCGTGAGCAACAGCTAGCTGCGATACGACAAGAGCAAGCTCGCTTGCAACAACAGAACCAGCAGCGCTTGGCGCAAGCCGAGGCGCAATACGAAGCGGAGCAGCGTGAGCTGATACCACAGATTATCCCGGAATGGCGTAATCAGGACGTGGCGGCAAACGAAGCCTTGGAACTACGCAACTACCTGCTAGATGCAGGATTTGTTGACCAGGACATCCAGGGTCTTAAAAATGCAATGCTGATCAAGATGGCGCGACAATCCATGCTCTATGAGCGCGGGAACGCAAAATTGAAAAAGGCAAAAGTGAAGCCGAAAGGTAGCACAAAAAAGCCGCTCAGAGCTGGATCTAACAATAGCCGACCTATGACTAAGCCTCGCGGACAAGCTGAAATGCAACAGCTAAAACGTACAGGCCGAATGCAAGATGCACAGGCTGCAATCAAACAATTGCTAAAATAGGAGGCCATTATGGCAATCGTAGCAAATACATTTACATCGCACAGCGCGGTGGGTATCCGCGAGTCACTCGCCGATATCATCTCAAGCATTTCACCAGAAGAAGTGCCAGCACAATCTAACCTTGGCTCAGAGAGCGTTTCTAACACTTACTTCGAGTGGCAGACAGATTCTTTGGCAGCTGCGTCGACTACAGCGCGCATCGATGGTGATGATGTCGCGTCATACGACAGTACATCAGCGACCACACGCGTTGGTAACTATACGCACATTCTACGCCGCACAATGATCATCGCCGACAACCTTGGCGCACAGGATCTTGCGGGACGCAATGATGAGTACGCATACCAAATCGCTAAGCGCGGCAAAGAGCTTCGCCGGGACATCGAAAAGACGATCCTGGATAATAATGCTCAAGTGGCCGGGTCATCTTCTACAGCTCGTGAAACAGGCGGCATTGGCGCTTGGATCGCGACAAACGAGAACGTCGGCACAGGCGGCGGCTTGACAACTGGCAACGGTACGACAGCTCGTACAGACGGCACGCAACGCGACTTAACTGAAGCTATGGTCAAAGACGCAATGCAGCAAGCCTTCACAACAGGTGGTCAGCCAAGCATCTTGATGGTTGGTCCGCACAACAAAACTGTCGTGTCAGCTTTTGCAGGTATCGCGGCACAGCGTTACCAAGCGCCATCAGACAGCCCAACTACGATTATAGGTGCTGCTGATGTATACTTGTCCGACTTCGGCACTTTGAGCGTCATTGCTAATAGGTTCCAGCGTGAGCGTGACGCCCTACTACTTGACCCAGAATATGCGTCAGTATGTAACCTGCGTCCAATCCAGACTGTAGAACTTGCCAAGACCGGCGATGCTTCTAAAGCCATGATTCTCTGGGAAGGGGGCTTAAAGGTACTTAACGAGGGTGCACACGCAATCGTGGCAGACTTGAACGTATCATAATAACAGCGGGGCGGCTTCGGTCGCCCCTCTCGTATGAGGTTTTTATGCGTCGTATTTTTGACCAAGATCCTATGACAGGTATTACTCGCTATTGGCACATGCGCGATAACGGTGAGTTTGTTATTGAGACACAGCAAGACGTGCAGTCACTCGTTGATATGAACAAGCGTGACCAAAACAATCAAAAAGATGGGTGGGGCGACGGTCGCCATGTAGCCAGGATTCCTCTGCCAGTTTACTATGACTTGAAACGCAAGGGCATCATTGATGATCCAAAGGCGTTTATGAAGTGGCTGAGCGACAGTGAGAATGAGCGCGTGCGGACCAAGACCGGTAGATTAATATAGGACAACGTGGTATAACTAGGCCAATCTTAAGGAGATCAACATGGCAATTACAACTTATGCAGAATTGCAAACTGCAATCGGAGATTGGCTGAACCGTGCTGATCTTGATCAAAAAATTCCAGACTTTATTAGCCTGGCAGAAAGCACGTTAAATGACGTATTGCGTAGCGCTGACATGGTTGCGTCCAATACAGCCGCCATCACGTCAGGCCGCGCTACATTGCCGTCGGATGCGCTAGAAGTTGTATATGTCCAGGTCGCGTCTACAGAAGATGAGCCGCTTGAGCAAATTACGCCGCAACAGCTAACAATGCTACGTCGTACGCGTACACGCGATGCAGCAAACCCGCGTTTCTTTGCAATTATTGGGCGCGAGTTAGTCGTAACACCTTCGCCTTCTGGATCGTTGTCAATGGACATAGACTACTATCAGCGCATTCCAGCGCTAACGTCTAGCAACACGACAAACTGGCTTTTGACAGACGCACCGCACGTTTATCTTTACACGTCATTGCTTCATGCAACGCCGTTCCTAATGGATGATGCGCGTTATCAGGTGTTTAACAATACTGTATCGCAGCAAGTAATGGCGGCAGTTAAGTCGCAGCAAACGCTATCGTTTGATGACGTTAAATCTGCTGGCTTCTCGCTGTCTGCGCCTGCTGACGTTGCATCTGCTCAACAATCTGCATTGGCTGCTGTTAGCAACGCTGCAAACAATGGGTAAGGTAACTTATGCCTAGCACATACCAAGAGCTGAAAGATGAGGCGCTAAGTTTCATCAACAACATGGCAGCGGAGCAAAGCATCGATACGTTTGTTGATCTGTGCGAGGCCGATCTGTCGCGTAGGTTGCGGCATTGGCGTATGGAAAGGCGATCAACGGCGGTTCTAGACACACAGTATACAGCGTTGCCGAATGACTTTAACGCACCGTTACGATTCTCTCTTACTGGCGATAACTTTTACAAGTTAGATATGGTTTCACATTCAGAGATTATGGCGCGCCGTGAGCAAAATAATAACACAGCTGGGCGACCAAAAGTCATAGCTATGACGGCAGATACATTTGAAGTGCAGCCATCACCTGACCAGGAATACACCTTAGAAATGGTTTATTATTCTAAGGTTCCAGCATTATCG